AGGTTCTGCAAAAGCAGTAGTTAAAGAAGCAAGTAGCATAGCTCCTGCTAACAGTAGTTTTTTCATAGTTTTTCCTTTGTTATTTGAGTTGTGCTTCGTTACCGCAAAAAATAGCATCTAACTCAGTGGAGTTAAAAATTTGTTTAGCATGTTCTGTTTTAGACGCTATCGGTTTACCAGCAATGTTGAGAGATGTATTTAATAACACACCGTAACCAGTGAGTTTTTTAAACTCTGTTAATATCTCGTAAAAAACTCCTTCTTTGACTGTTTGAAGTCTAGTAGAGTTATCTACGTGAGTAATAGAGGGAAATTCGTCAGTCTTAACATCGACATTTACGTTCATATAGGGAATCTCTTTTGGTGCATCAAAGTAGAGTTCTGCATCTTCTAGTAAGCAAGCAGCGCCAAAAGGCCTGAAAGATTCACGATGTTTTACCTTGTTATTAATAATATCTTTTCCATCTTTAATACTCGGGTCCATAAGAATTGATCTATTACCCAAGGCTCTCGGACCCACTTCACCTTGTCCTTGATATACTCCAACTATTTTACCTTCGGCAAGTTGTTCAGCTATCTTTTTTATTTGATTTTTATCGGTCAGCTCAGGGGACTCATCGGTACACTGCCAAAAAGGAAATCCATCAGTAGGAAAAGGTTCAACACCTTTTATTAACCTAAGTATCTCTAAAACTCCAAGAGATAATCCTGCATCAGACACAGTAGGACTAAACTCCATATCAAAAAGCTTATATAGTTTTCCATTAAAGACAGAACTTTGCGCAGTACCTCCTGTAAAAGATTTGGTTCCCTTATGCTTAGAAAAATAATCAACTAACCTGTCGCCTGTCCACTCATGAACAGTTCTGAGCCAGTCAATATAACTAATCTGTTGCCCAAAGTAAGGATAGGTCCAAGCTTCATAAACATCTTTTAAGGTAAAAGAGTTCAAATGTTGATAAAAATCATAATTTATAGTTCCGTAGGATTGATACCCCATGACCTTACCTGCTAAGTCTAATTCTTTATTCTGTGACTCAAAAGCGCCAGAAAACCGAAGGGATCTACCAATTAACTTCATCCTTGACGCAATAGAACCATCTCTGTGTCTATCAAAATAATCAATCAGTTTACCATTTTTAAACAGAGAATGAGTTATACAGTTGTTACCTTGACCATCAAATACAAAGCCATATGTAGTTGGTTTTTCAACAGGCCAAGTAGAAAAATGGTGAGCTAAATGATGATCAATTATAAATGTGGGTTTATTGAACCCGATTTCTTTTTTTACAAATAATTCATTATTAAACCAATAATCACCTACAACAATCCCTATGACATCAACGTCATCTACTGATATAGAAAAAACAGTGTTTAAAAGATCATTTAGCTTCTTGATGTAATTACTAACAAGATTTAAATCAGGATTTTTCTGTAAAAGTTCTGATGGTATTATAGAATGATGTTTTTCTGAAAAATACCTCTCTGTAGAAAAATACTTTACGCATTTACCATCAAAATAACTAATATTAGAATCATGTTCGTGAATGCGTAAAGCTAAAAGTTTCATGTCATAGAATGAGCGAGTTCAGTAGTTTCATTGACCCTACGAGTCCATCCACGGCCAAAAGTCTCAAAGTGTTTTAAAGACTCATAATATTTTTGTCTTTCTTCTTGATACTTATCAATCGTATATGCTAAACCTTCAACTTCTACATACGCTTGGACTGATCGAAGAGTTGCTGGGCCAATAGCACCATCAGCGCTAGCACCGACCAGACTTTGTAAATACTTAGCAGCTCTGCCGGTCCCAGCATTAACGCCGAAATCAAACACGCACAAATCCAAACCAGAAGGTAATTCATCACCTTTTACCCTGTCCCAATAATTTTTCTTATAAATAGGTGCAACATCTTCAACAGTGAGATCTTTCATATCTTTAGTTCCGCCCCATTCTTCATAAACACGTTTAGTAACACCAAGATTTGTCTCACCACCTGGATCATCGGGGTGGTTAACGTATCCTCCTTCATGATGAAGAATAGTTTCTAAACATTTATTATAGTTCTTTTCCATAATATCTCCTTAATCGTATCTCTTTTTTTCTACGACTTTTCTTTTATAGTAATTTAGTCTATCATTATGCATTTCTTCTCTGCACTTGATAGTTCTATTGACTTCGTGAGCAGCTAGAAAAGTATCTTTTTGCTGCCAGTCTTCACGTTTAAAAAACATGAGTTGACAAATAGGCGTTTCTTTGGGAATTACTACCTCACCGCCTGGCTCTAACATAGTATGTATAAAGGGAAAATTTATAAGATTAAAGAATTTATCAGTATCTACAATACCTGTCATCGGAACTATAGGACTTTCTAAACGATTGAATAAAGGCGCAAAAAGAGTAGAATAACCTTTAGGAGTTTCAATGCGCCAAGGGTTCATATATTTTAATACCGTATATCCACTCATCGGTGAATTTGGAAATTGTTTGTTTGGGTGAGTCTCAAGAGGCATGTTATTTGCCCATCTCATCCTATATTCTTCATTCGGGTGCATAAGTCTGATAGATCCGTCAAGATTTTGCCTAATAATCATCTCGACGTGTGTAACTATCATGTAACCCGCAGTCATAGCGTCCAAAAAAGGAACACACTGTTTTAGACTTAACTCGTCTGGTAGTTTTGCTGGAGTCCTCTTATACCAATCAGGCATAAATTTCTTAGCAGGTTTAGGAGGAGGAACCTCATAGTCTCCAAAATCTTTGACTAGGTGAAATTTTACAGTTCTAGGCATTTTCTCCGGCCATGTAACAGTTGTTAGATGGCTTACCGGACATGTCCCTAGCCCAAGTTAATTCTTGAATTAATCTATTATACCAATTTTTATCATGCTCATCATGAGCACGGGCCATATCTTCCTTTAGTTGATTAATTCTGTTAGTAATGTACACGTTCTGTTGTGGAATACGTTTCCTACGCATAATCATTACCCTTTTCTGTATTTTTGACTTTTTGGAGGCGATTTTTTAGATCCACTAGGTCCTGCCCAATAGACTTTATCAGCCCAATATGCTGCTGACATTTTTCCTTTGGCGATGTTGCGGGCATGGCGTGCTTTAAATGATCTTCGTGCTTCTGGAGAGTAGTTATGCCCCATTGAAGAATCTCCAAAGTGTATAAGTCGCACTTTGTCTCCTTCTTTTGCCAATACCATTCCTTTTTTCTCTGGTCTGTCTGATCTGCGTGGTTTGTTGAATCCATCAAACTTTTTTCCTCTATATTCAATTTTTCCACTAGGAAGTCGCTTCACCCCTGGATATTTCGACATCTTTATATCTCTTTTCTATTTTACACACAGTCTCCCATTGACGATGGGTTAGTTGTGGGTGTCTAGTTTGTGCTTGTATACATCCTAATATAAAAGATTTTTCCCAATCAGTCAAAGTGTGTTTATCAAAAAATTCTTTTAATGGTTTTTTAATACGACGAGTAATCAAAAGTCAATCTCTTTCCCTTTTGATTCCCAAGTTTTATACCTTGTAGGTTCTGACCCTGGATGATCCTCTGTTTCACTAGGAATTTCGTAAATAAAAGGATCAGCTTTTAATATCTCAGCCTTCTTTTTTTCAAATTCTTTGTTGAATTTCCACTCTTCGTATAAATTAATCAGTTTACTAAACATATGGATTCTCTTTAGGAGTAACGCAAAGAGTGTATCTATTAGTGTCACTCAAATTCATAATTCTGTGTTTTACTCCGCTTTTAATTAGATAACTGTACCCAGTTTTGTAAGTATATTGTTTATCATTCTCAAACTCTATGAAGCTATTATCTGTAACCAAAGATGTTAAGGCAGCAGGACAGAAAATCTCAGTATTTTGTAAATCAACGTGCCAAGGTATCTGATTTTTAGGAAGCACTACAGATATATAGCAATGCTTAATTTTCTTAAAACCTGTATGTTTTTCACACTGATCAATCCATTTTTTGATAAAAGGAAAATGTTTCATCATCGGAGAAACTTTCTCGTCCCTCATTAAGTCGAATGATTTCCAAGCATGATGACTGTATCGAGTCTCAAATAAATGATTGCCTAGCTTGAAGAAAAAATCTAGCTTATGAACATCAACATTATCAATCTTAGGAAGAGGTATCTGTTTGCAGTTTGTCAAACATCTGTCTCCTATTCTTTAGCAGAGGTAAGAACGGGACTGCTGATCTCTCAAAAATCATAGGATCAGCTCCGTCAATAGTCATTATGATTGCAACGTCTTGAATGCCTGTTCCATACATTTCATTGTGCGCAACCGCGTATGCACACCCCTGGATATAATAGTCTGTAATTTGCTTTTCGTTTTTCTTTTTTTTACTGGTCTTGAAATCAATAATGGTGGGTTTTCCTTTCCAGATGCCCACCATGTCCGTCCGCCCAGCGTAACGATACTTATTGGACCATAACACTTGTTCTTGTCCCCAGATCTCTTCAACACCCTTCTCCGTTGCTCTAATCAAATCTCTACTCATTTGTCTAACATCGAGACGCTCATTCATAATCTCGTCCCAAACATCTTCACCATTAAAGTGTCTTTCAGCATACTCGTGAACTAAGGTTCCTCGATCCGTTGCTTCTTTAGAGACTAGGGCTGCTTCTAACTCACCTACTCGTTCTTTCCATTTAATTAACCACGTATTATCAGCAGTTTTACCTAAAATAGTAGTGATAGATGGGTAAGACCCGTCAGGAGTATGATAAGTTCTACCTGTCGGTAAAGTATCGGTCTCGACTTCAGTTAGGTAATTGAATTTCTTTGAGGTCGTCCATAGTGTTGACAATAGGTTTTCCTTTTGCGTTTAAGCTAGTATTGATGAGAATAGGAAATCCTTGTTGTCTAGTAATCTCAAGTATTTTCCAAATAAGAGGACATTTAGTTGCATTGACGGCTTGTAGCCTTGCAGACATATCGTGTGTTTTAAAATTACCTCCAAGTATATCAGCAACAAATAACATTTCATAACTAGTTTTATGAACATTAAACCAGTTGTGCATCTCTTCTTCTTGACAAATAGGCGCATAGGGGCGCCAAGCGTCATCAATTCTGTTTTTATATCTATTTAACTTTTCAATGTTATCATTTGTTGGGGTACAGAGCAAGCTTCTATTTCCCAAAGCTCTAGGTCCAAATTCAGCTCGTCCATTAATAACTGAAACTATGTCGCCTTTCAATATTTTTTCGGCATACTCCTCTGCTAGTAATCCATTTGAAGCATTTACTCCTAAATATGCATTTTCCCAAATAGGTCTTTCAACTAAAGCAGCGGCTCCTAAAGCACACCCAGCATCTCCAGCAGCGGGCTGAATTGCTATATCATTAAATCCAGAGTGCTTTATGATCTCGGTGTTAGCTACACAGTTTAAGGCGACCCCACCAGCATAAGCTAGGTTTTTCATTCCTGTTTCTTTTTGTAACCAAGTGGCCAAATTAACTAAAATATGTTCGGTAGTTTTTTGAACGGAAGCAGCTATATCCCAATCTAAAGCACCGTAGCCGAAACCACGCTCTAAGTTTAAAAGTAAATTATAATCGTTTTCATCATGATGTAAAACTTTAGATTTTATAAAATCAGTCCATTTAGGCTGTCCGTAAGCAGCTGCAGCCATGACTTGTGATTCGTCTGAAAGAGGTTTAAGTCCCAAAAGACGAGTAGCACTAGAATAGAATAAACCAATAGAGTTCGGATAGCGAAATCGTTTAATCCAAGTAATTTGCCCATTTTCATAAACTCCTAAAGAGGTTGAGTACTTATTACCAACAGTATCAACAACCATTACAGCACACTCATACCAGTCAGTCATTAAAATAGAACTCATAGCATGAGCCTCATGATGATCAACTAAAATAGGTCTAGCACGAGTATGTTTTTTAATATCTTCTTTAAATCTCTTGTAGGTTGACTCTTCATAAAAAGCAGCAAACTCCCAATCTTCGTGAGGATCACTCAACCATTGTATAGTGTTTGCTGGAAAAGAATTATCATATTTTTTGCGTGTGAAACGCTCTTCATGAGATGCGCCTTCGATATGTCCATTTTTTATAGAAGCTGCTGCGCTATCGTGATGATAGCAACTGACGCCGAGTATCTTCATCAAAGTACCTATTAAATAAATTTTGTAAGTCTTTTTTACTATTTCCTAAATAGTCTGGTGTGCCTACGAAATCAACAAAAGCCCAACGACGATTATCAACTATAGGCTGAATACGATGAACCATGAAACAAGGAAAGCATAAAGAAAGTCCAGGCTGTGGGTATATTCTAGCCAAGATAGTTTCCGGCTCTGGTGCTGAAAAGTCTGTCTGTTCAACTCTGTCTCCCTGCGGAGACCACGACCCAATCTCAAAAGGTTTACCCTCTGTTAAATAAATTATATGAGTCCAAAACCTTTGAGGTCTTGAAGTAGTAAGTCTTTTATGAGCATAGTCAAGGTTATCAAAATGCCACTCGTAACCTTCACCTGGTTTTAAAAGTATTGCAGTTTTTCCTGCAAAATCACATCTCCATTGGTGCCCATAATAAGTGTAGTTTTCTTCGCAGAACTCAACAATTTTTTTGGAATTTTTTGCAATCTTTTCGTTAAACCCGATAGTTATTGCTGATTCCCAGTTCGGGTCAATGTAATTTCCCATCTGTTCCACACCTCTGCTGCAAGTCTAGGTAAAAAGTGATTATGACCTGCTTGATTCATATGACCTCTTCCATCAGGGAAGTCTTTTACTAAGTCTCTCAAATAATATCTCCAGATTGATGGATGATCGGAAACCATTGGATTATCTAGTACATTAGGTCTATAAATAGGTATCAATAAAAGATTATCACGACTAGCGTCAAGTAAAACAGACCTAATAAAAAGAGCATTAGTTCTCCAGTACCATGCTTGTCGAGTAATTTTTTTAAACCACAAGTCTTGAACAAGTTTACCCCAAATATCTCCGTGACCCCAATGATACGGTAGTAAAAAGTCACCGTTTCCTCTTGGGTCGGCTCGATGATGGTGCCCAATTAACCAAATAACTTTAAATTTATTGACAAGATCGTTATTTATAATGTATTCTGCTTGTGCATCTAAAGTAACACCAGGAAGTTCCCATCTATTTTTAAGACCTAATTGATCAAAAACTGGAAATGGAGCTTCATCACTTGGGATTGACCAAGAATTACCTACAACAAAGATTTCTTCATTAATGTTCATAGTTACCTGCGGAGATAGTTTTACAAAAGGTGAAGGGCTCGAGAATGAAAACCAAGCTTATCCCTACCTTTTATCTGATAATATTATAAACTTAGCTCAAAGTGGAGCTTCTGAGTATCTTATTACAACACAAGTTGAGCAGGCTGTCAAGATGAAACCTGATTTAATTGTTGTAGGTCATACAAGCGAGTGGCGATGGCATGTTTGGGACTTTAGAAATGAAATAACTCAAGGTTTTTTAGTAGCCAATCACGTTCTTAAAAATGAAAAGTACTATAAAAACTGGATATTTTCGGAGCAAATACTAGCTAATAGAAGAAAAAATACAAAAGAACATAGAGCTGCATGGCATGCAGCGGGTATGTTATATTTTTCTAATGATAATGAAGTTCAAGATTTATGGTCTTCTTTCGTTGCAAAACAGATTATTATAGCGAAAAGAAATAACATTCCAATAATTCATCACTGCTGTTTTCCTCATTTACAAGATCGACTAAAAGAGTTAACAGATGATTTTGTAGAGTTTCACTTAGATCTAGAAAAGCATAAAGACATTGCTCCTGATGGCTCGCATGCAGGAGCGATGTCTCATGCAAAGTTAGCTAATTTACTTAAGAGCAAACTTCTACCCACTCTTTAATTTCTTCCCACTTGTCTTCTTCCTCAGTCAAATTCTGTTTTCTAACAATTGTTGCGACTTTAGTTATAGTTGCGACAGGAATTGCATATTCATCTTTGATGTCTTTTTTTAAAGAGGCAATTTGTTCCCTCATCGCTTCAATTTGAATCATCAAATCAACAATCCTACTAATTTCTTGTCTTACTTCTTGCTTAAGTGCTTGTTCCATCTCATTCCCCAAAGTAAAAGGTTTCAAAATCTAGAGAATATCTTTCTCTGATTAGTCGCTTACTTGTAACAGATAAGCTTACTTCTATGTTTGACACATTAGCTTTCTGAAGCGTACATCCGTAAGAGTGCAAAAAATCAATCACAGTTTTATATTCTTCATCAAAGTCAAACACTATATCAGGGATAGTAACATTATTTTTATCCAACAGAAAAGAAGAAATTGACTTCATATGATGATTACATGATTCTTCAGTTGTATTGTATATAATAAACTTTACAAAATCATCAATATTACAAATAGGTAATTCGGGATGCAATTCATGTAATCGACTCGGATCTCTAAGGACAAAATGTTTAAAAAGAGATTGTATCCTAATATACGGATGTCTTATTACAGAAAAATTAAGCCACTCATCTGACATATTAGCAGCTGTGTCTTTTGTGATATAGACAGCTTCTGGGTGTTCGTAAACATCATCATACCTTAAAGCAGTTGAGTTACTTATCTTATGGTTTAAAAGAGAGGCTTTGATAGCAGTTCCTGCACACTTAGTAACTGCAAAAAAATTTAACTTATGTGAATGATAAGAAGAAATATTGTCAATTTTATTGATATCTAGCATTTTCTAAAACTGAATTTAATTTTTGTATTCTTTTTCTAAAATTATTCTTATTGTGAATAAATATAGGCTTAAGATTATCTAAAAAAATAATCTTTTCGCTTTCAGACAATTTGACAAATTTTTTGACTTGTTGAATAGCTTTAAATAGCCTAACTTCGTCAGAAGAAATATCATAAGTCTCGTCTATAAATGGGTGAAAAGTTTTATAGCCTAACTGTCTTAACTTTTCTAAGGATTTTCTTTGTCCAATTAAAACAAAGGGTTTTTCCCACCAAATATTTCTCCAGATTTTTTCAGAGAAAAAAGGTTTATCTAAAGATAACCTTTCGTAATAAGCTTCTACAACTAAGTTTAAAGTTGAATTTGTCAAGGTGTCTAATAGAGATTTTGGTTTGGTGTCGCCTTTTAGATCCCTTGCAATAAAATTCTCGAATAAATGATTTGATATTCTATGTTGTTTGGCTATGTTATAAGCTTCTTTCATATCTTCATTAAATGAATAGTTTGCATAATCAAGAAGTTTTAAATGATCTAAATAATATGTTGATATACACGCTGCTACATGTTTTTCAGTTCGCCTGTTTAAAAATGCAAAATCTTTCTGAGTGGTAACTGGGTGAGCTTGATCATCAATACCATTTTGAGATCTTTTTTCAGGAGGTTCATCATTCTCCAACGCTTCAATATGTCCTGGTAAACAATAAATATTGTCCTGAACAAGTTCTGGATACATTATGTTTACGATGAATCTTTTATCTCCATTTAGTACGTTACATGCAGTTATCAGCTCTTGATAATTTGGTGGCTCATAGGTCATAGATAAATAAATTACACCTTTACCCTTATTAATTCTAGTAGCAATGCTTTCCTCAATCATAGACATTATCCCAAAAGAAGGATGATCAGGATTTATAAAATGTCTTATATGATAATAAGGCTCGTTAAGAAAAATTGGATAAACAAAGAAATCTGTGTCATCTGAGGGACTTATCAACCTAATATCTTCAAGTAAGCAAATCTCATAAGAAGTTACTCTGTCTAATTTTTCATTATAGTAATTACCGTCTTTTCTGCATTTAGGATTAAAGTGCTGAAATACATTAGCGTGAAATTTATCTTCAAATAGTAAATTAATCATTTAAGGACTCATATTCAATAGATTTCATGTGACCATTGCTTAATGATAAGAAAAAAGAATAAGATCCGTACAATCTTCTTCTAAAGTTTTGCTCATTATAGTCTGTAATAAAATTGAAAAACCCACTTAGAGATTCGAAATCTTTTTTGCTCATGTTAATGAGTTTGAGTATCTCTTTAACCGTTAAGTAAAATCTTTTGGCGTCATCAGGTTCAGAATCATAAGATTCATTTATATAAGGTTTAAATGTTTTGTAACCTAAAAGGTGTAATTTATTTAATGACTTGTACTGGCCTAATAAAATAAAAGGTTTTTTATGTCCTATACATCTCCAAACTTTCTCAGTAATAAAAGGCCATGTAATAAAGCTACTATCAAAATAGGCTTCGACTACTACATTAAAATCACTTTTTATTAAAAAAGGTTCTAAGTATTCAGGAAAGTGTTTAATATCATCTTTATTTTGTAGGGTAGAAGACTTTAAAAACTGACTAAAAGAGTAATTTGAATACAAAAGCTTTGAAAAATTTGCTTCAAAGTTGTCTAAGTCATCACCTGTTACATGACCTTTTTTTAATAAGTTACGCTGATCAAGAATATGTAAGATCGACGTTGCAGCAATATGCTTTGTATATCTAGCATTAAAAAGAGAAAATCTTTTGTTTGGAGTGGCTTCAATTTCTTTTTCGTCCATATATTCATCAAAAAGTATTTCCATTAGAAAATTTCTAGGAAGGTCATTATAAATAAAACCAACATCTCTATCAACCAAGTACCCGCAGTAGTGAGCTTCTAACCAGCTTGGAAGATGATTTACTTGAGGATGATTAGTATGTGTTAAACTTCCAACATTAAGTATGATTCTATCATTAGGAAACTGAGAACAATCATCTAATTTTGTTAATATATCACGTAGATCATGGTCATGTAAAGGCTCTAAAGCTACGTCAATAAATATCCACCCTTTTTTGGCTTTTAAGGCTTCAATGACCTCACTAGAAACATATCTCCAAAACCCAAAGTCAACATGGTCTAATCCTGTTAATGTTCTAATTTGGTAATACGGTTCGTTAAATAATACTGGGTAAATAAACCAGTCTAAGTCTTTAATTTCGTTGGGAGAGTGAATAGATAGTAGAGGTTCAAAAACTCGTAGTGCCCAAGGAACAAGTACGCCATGCTTTTTATGAGTATGAAAGATGGTAAAAAAATCATTTTGTCTGCTCCGCCAGATATTAGGCTTTGGAGGATCGTCATAAACTAATGGGATATTGATTTTTTCAATCATTTGATAGTACAGTAAACTGTCTTCTTACTATTTCAGGTTTTTTTCTGATACGTCTTTTTTCACACAACTCATCTAAAATGCTAACAAAATACTCTTGGCTAAGTTGAGCAGCATCCCCGCTGTGATTCGATGAATCAATTAAAATTCGTTGATGAATTAGGTTGAGTGCTGTAACGATATTTGCTGAGCCAATAGATCTTGACCCAGCAAAGTCACCTTCTATGCGAGAACGGACCAGTTCCCAGGTTTCGTTTTCCCAAACTGATCCATCATCTTCATCAAAAACTTCAATCGGTATGCCAGATAAGATCTTCCATACCATTGCTTCGTATTTTTTGGCCTGTTCCAACGCGTGCTCCCTTC